GGCAGAGGGGCTGCAGATCCCGATCTTGTATGCGGTGGCATACAACGCGGATCCGGAGCTGGCGAAGACGTTTGCCATCGCGGATATCTATGCGCAGGTTTCCGGGGAGAGCAGTTATACGCGGGACGAGATCACCTGCCCGTGGAACGGGAAGCTGTCGATCATGAACAGTGGAGGACTGACGATTACGTATCGGGATTGAGAATTGAGTGAGTTATGGGCTGGTCGGAACCGCGAGGCGGAACGTCGGGGACGGTTCTGTAGTTCCGCCTTCGGCGTAACGAGCAGAACCGTCCCCTTGTTCCGCCCTTGTTCCGCACACCGCGCGCGTCAGCGCCCGGACCCCTTCGGTCAGGATTTTTAGGAGAAATATGAATCTTAATGATTATCTTTCCCTGTTTCCGGGGAGTACGAGAGGGAAGTCACGGTTTATGGCTATGGCTTCTGCTGTTTTACAGCAGGTTATGGATTTACAGGCGGTGGTCGGGGAAGTGAACGCTGCCTTTTCTCCTGCCTCGGCACAGGGAACGCAGATGGACGCGCTCGGGGAGAGCTTGGGATTGAGCCGGCTGGACACGACGGCGGGGGCGGCGGCAACGGATGAAGTATACCGGGAATTCATTTTGAAGAAGTTGATCCGGTGGGGCTGGGATGGGACGAATAAAAGTGTGCCGGGGATTACGGAGCAACTGCAGGCGGGGTCGGTGGAGAAGGACAACCAGAACGGGACGGTAACGGTGACCGGAGCGGGAACGCAGCCGGCGGCGGTGAAGGAGATTTATCCGATTACAGCGGGAGTGAGAATGGTTTGAAGAGTTGCTTGAAGATCGGAACTGCGAGGCGTAACGTCGGGGACGGTTCTGTAGTTCCGCATTCGCGGAACGAGCAGAACCGTCCCCTTGTTCCGCCCCTGTTGTTTCGTTATGCAATGCTTTGATTAACAATTTAATGAAATGAAAAAGGAGGAAAGAAAATTGATTTCTACAAATGATCTGATCGCGAAATTCCAGCAGGCCCTTTCTGAAAAGTGGGGGTATATCTGGGGAACGGCCGGGGTCCAGTGGACCGCGGCGAAACAGAAGGAACTGGAACAGACCACGGATCCGGACCGGGAACAGGGCCGGCGGTACGGAAAGAAATGGATCGGGCACAGGGTCGCTGACTGCAGCGGCCTTTTTTCGTGGGCGTTCCGGCAGCTCGGCGGGACCATGTACCACGGCTCGAACACCATGTACCTGAAATGGTGCGTGGATAAGGGAAAGCTGGAGAAGGGAAAGCGGACGGACGGGAAGGCCCTGAAGCCGGGAACGGCGGTATTCGTCTGGAACGGGAAGACCTACAGCCATGTGGGGCTGTACATCGGGGACGGGACGGTCATCGAGGCGATGGGGACCTGCTCCGGGGTGACGACCACGAAGGTGACGGCGAACAAGTGGAAGTATTGGGGAGAACTTATGGGGGTGGATTATGAACAAGGGGGCTTTCCTACCCAGGGCTGCCGCCCGTTCTCCGCTGAAAACTGTCCACTGGACAGTTTTCCGGGCGCTACGAACCCCCCAGACCTCTTCGGCCCGTCTCCCTTAGTAACAACAACTTCAAAACAAACGATCCGGAAAGGGAGCAAGGGGGAGGATGTGAAGGCGTGTCAGGAGATCCTGATGAGGCTGGGATATGACCTGGGGCCGTGCGGCGCGGACGGGGACTTCGGGAAGTGCACCGACGCGGCGGTCCGGAAGTTCCAGGAGGAGCGGGGACTGGTTGTGGATGGAATTGTAGGAAAGATAACCTGGAAGGAGTTGATGAAGTAATGGACTGGGGAACGATTGTGGTTGCTTTGATCACGGCGGGGTTTGCTTATCTGGGGGTTTACTCCAGCAACCGGAAACAGGCGGCGTTGGTGGCCTACCGGCTGGAGAAACTGGAGCAGAAGGTGGACAAGCACAATAATGTGGTGGAACGGGTTTACAGGCTGGAGAGCAGGGTTGAGGCGCTGGAGAAGAGGGAGTAGGCAGGGAAGTGCCGCTTTGGTATTTGCAGGTGTAGGTCGGAACTGCGGAAACGGTACGGCAGGGACGGTTCTGTAGTTCCACATTCGTGGAACGAGCAAAACCGTCCCTTTGTTCCGTTTCCTTGTTCCTGGAGCAGCAGGTGGTTTTTGAGACTTTAGAAGGAGAGTAACGAAATGAACAGGATTAACTGGAAAGTAAGATTGAGGAACAAGATCTGGCTGGGGAGTTTCCTGAGCCTGATCGTGGGGTTTGTGTACAGCATGCTGGCGCTGTTCGATGTGTTCCCGACGGTGACGGAGAATCATGTGGTGCAGCTGGTGAACCAGGTGCTGACGTTCCTGGGGCTGATCGGGGTGATTGTGGATCCGACGACGGCGGGGATCGGGGACAGTGAGAGAGCGATGGGGTACGAGGAGCCTTGGGTTGATAAGTAAACGGGTAGGACGGAACGTCGGGGACGGTTCTGTAGTTCCACATTCGTGGAACGAGCAGAACCGTCCCCTTGTTCCGGGAGCAGGTAGGCCTCTTTTGAAATGGTCGAATTTAGCTGAACACTAGCACACTAATGGACACTACACACTAATGAACACTAACTCGAAAGGAGCAGGAAATGGCCGGATATTATATGAAGGAAATGACTGTGCCGATCCCGGATGACAGACGGGTTGTTATCCGAAGAGAAAAAACAGTCGAATATGAAATCGACAGGAGCATTTCGGAAGAAAAAGGAGATACCCGTGTCACGCGGCGGGTGATCGGGAAGGTGGATCCGGTGAATCCGGGGCGGATGTTCCCGAATGAAATGTATTTTCAGCTGTTTCCGGAGAACGAGGTGCCGGAGGAGGTGAGGGAGGAGTTCCTGAGGGGATGCGAGATTAAGAGGCAGATGCAAGAGATTCGGAGAAGCCCGGAAGAGATTGTTGAGGGGGTGGTGAATGGATTGAGTGAGCTACGTGCAGGTGGGCGGAACGTCGGGGACGGTTCTGTAGTTCCACATTCGTGGAACGAGCAGAACCGTCCCCTTGTTCCGCCGAACCGTCCCCTTGTTCCGCCTGTCATGCTGAGAAGACTATTTGACGATATTTACTATGCTATAGAAGAATTGGCGGGGAAATATCCGAATGAAGTGATGGTGCCGTTCAAGGTGAAGCAGATCAACGAAGTGCTGGAGGAATTAAGGCAAAATGTGGATGATGGGGGGATACTGCCTTATCTGCGGCTGGTTGAGGAACCGGAAGAGGTTGAAGATCAAGAAGGGAAGAGTATTTGGAAAGGGCTCAGCTACAGCGATGTGCTGATGATGCTGAAGTGGTATAAGGTGTTGCCGAGGTGAGGGAGAAAGCTAGTTCCTGTTTGTTCCTAAACATCGTCATGATTTGTTTGGATTTTCTTCATGAATTCTTTGTTTTTGTGCTTTACAATGGAGTCAGCGAAAAAATATTCATGGAGTGATCAACATGAAGAAAAGAGGACTTGTTTTCCTTCTTATCGTACTGATTGCGCTGCTGCCCGTCTGCTCGGCGCTGGCCGGCTACCGGGTGAATACCACCTGGCTGAAGGCGCGCATACAACCTTCCTACTCAGCCACCGTCGTGGACAGCTACCGGCGGGACTTTGCCGTGTCCATCCTGGGAACCTATAAGGGCGGCTGGGCCCGGGTGCGCTTCCTGCCCTCCGGGAATACGGCATACGTACAGTCCAAATACCTGTCGAAATCCAGCTCGTATACGGCTTATGTCAGCAAGGATAACACGGTCGTGCACACCGGGCCGGCGACTTCCTTCAATTCCCTCGGCAAGCTTGCCAAAGGGGCCAAGGTCAAGGTGCTGAGCCACGGGTCGGCATTTGACTATGTTTCGACCTCCAAGGGGAAAGGGTATATCAGGAATACCCACCTGACCTCCTCGAAGCCAAAAACGAGCACGAAGGCCAGCACCAGCAGCAAAGCCGCGCACATCAAGAATCCCAGGAACCGGACGGTGAACCTGCGCAGCGGCCCGGGGAAGAAATACAAGGTGATCGCGGAATACCGGCCGGGGACGAAGGTGACGATCCTGAAAAGAGGTTCCGCCTGGTTCAAGGTCAAGGTTCGCGGGCGGACGGGGTATATTATGAGGAAGTATATTGCCCTGGATTAAGTGTCACGGTGGTGAACGGATAAGGAAATACAATTGAATACGGCAGAAGGTCGCGATTGGGAAAGATCTCTGGAACGTCGGGGACGGTTCTGTAGTTCCACATCCGTGGAACGAGCAGAACCGTCCCCTTGTTCCACGAGCAGAACCGTCCCCTTGTTCCAGTGTTCCAGTCCGCTTGTTCCAGTACGGGAATTCCGGAAACATTTTATCAATGCTTTTCATTGAAAGCGATTTATGATACAATATATAGATGAAGTTTCATTCCGGTATACTACGTATATGATATTGACCCGCAGAGGTGACGCTATTGAAGAAGATCAAAATCTCGGATCACTTTAAAATCTCCACGATCCTGCTGTTCTCGCTGCCGAGCATCGGGATGCAGATCGTTGACAATACCTACCAGATCGCAGACGGGTATTTCATCTCCAACTACATCAGCGAGGCAGCCTTCGAGGCGGAGAACCTGATCTTTCCGGCGCTGCTGATCGTGATGTACGTCGGGCTGATGTTCGGAACCGGCGCCAGCGCCCTGATCTCCAAGGAGCTGGGCGAGGGGAAAAAGGAACGGGCCAACCAGCTGCTGAGCATGTCAACCGCGGTGCTGGCCGTGGTCGGCGTGATCCTGTCCGTCGCGCTGTACATCCTGATGCCGACGATCTGCCGCTGGGTCGGGGCGACGGAAGACATGATGGAGGCCGTCGTCGTCTACGGACGGGTGCTGGCGTGCTTCATGCCGTTCCAGATGCTTTCGATGGCGTTCCACCCGCTGCTGATCACCGCCAACAGGCCCGGGCTCGGCCTGGTGACCACGATCTCGAACGCGGCGGCCAACGTCCTGCTGGACTACCTGTTTGTGGCGGTGTTCGGCTGGGGGATGCGGGGCGCCGCGATCGCGACGGGCCTCGCATGGCTGGTGAGCGCGATCATCCCGCTGGTGTTCTTCGTAAACAAAAAAAACCCGCTGCACTTTGTCCGGCCCTGCCGGGATTTCGGGGCGCTGGGCAAGACACTGTACAACGGCGCCTCCGAGATGGTGGACGGAGTCTCCTATGCCATCGTCGCGATGATCTTCAACCTGCAGCTGCTGCGCTGGATGGGGGAAGACGGCGTCGGCGCCTACGCGGTGAGCGAATATGTGAGCGGGCTGTTCATGGCGATCTTCTACGGCATCAGCATGAGCATTGTGCCGGTAGTCGGATTCCAGCTGGGCCGGAAAGACGTGGGCGAACTCAAGAGCCTGCGGCGGAACGGGTTCGCGCTGATGGGCATCCTCGGGATCATCATGACCGGACTCGGGATCGGCCTGGCCGGACCGGTATCGCGGGTCTTTGTGGGATATAACGAGAAGCTGACGGCCCTGAGCATCCAGGCGCTGCAGATCATCTCATTCTCCTACCTGCTGAACGGCATCACGACTTACAGCAGCTCCTACTTTACGGGGCTGAACCAGGGATCCGCCTCGCTGGCGATCGCGGCGGTCAAGGGCTTCATCGGTCCGCTGGCAGCGGTCTTCCTGCTGCCGGCGCTGATGGGCCCGAAGGGATTGTGGTATTCCACGCCGGCGGCAGAGGTGCTGGCGATGATTACCGCGGCGGCGCTGTTCCTCTGGTGGAGAAAGCGGGAGGCGAGCGGGGATTTGCCGGAACCGGATGAGGAGTATACAGGAATAAAGGTCGAGATAGCGCGGAGGAGATCTCTACACGCGGCCTGCGGCCTTGGTCGAGATGACACGAGGGCGCTCCGGATGAAAATTGTCACGGTGGTGAACGGAAAACGGAAATAAATCGTTCTTTTGAGCCGTTAATTGTGATGAAAAGCTTCCCAATGGAAGCTTTTTTTGATACAATATATTGTTGTTAAGCAATTAAAATGATACTACAATTGGCGGAAAGATCCCCCGAAAAGCCCAAACGGCAATAAAGGAGACAAAGCATGAGAACGTTGGTCAC